AATGGATTAAGTTTTAGACAAATTGCGCAGAAGATTTTAAATAATTTTAATACTCATATTCGTAGTAAAGCAAATCAATTTAAATTAATAATTGCTGATATTGCTCAAGTTGATGCTGGTAGTGCTATTGCGAAAAAAGTTGATAAAAACATTACTAAGTCAACTGCAAAAGAAAGTCAAAATATACAATCGTATTTAACCGGTTTAGCAACACAAAAGAATTTAGTTTTATCACACAATCCTGCTGGTAATTTATTGATTACTGAGGCTAATACTGAAGGTGCTCCAATTTTTAATTTTGATGAAGACCAGGGAATGGTTGGGGTTGTAGAAATGGATTTAAATTTTAATGGTCAGCCAATGCATTCACATATTACTGTGATTATGCAAGCAAGTCAAGATGGAGGAAATGCTGGAGAATATACAATTAGAAATCCTTTTGTGCCTGTAGCGGCAGTATTTAGACCTAAAGTAGTTACACTTTCATCCGGTGACGATGTTACAATTCAAGAAGCTGCCGAAAATGAATTACGAAAAGAATTAAAAAATATTGTCCTAAAAATAACTTTAGATCGTGGAATGATAAATGGGAAATTTATTCGTCCAAATAATATATGTACAGTTAAAAATAGGTCTGTTTTTTTATATAAATCTGTAAAGTGGTTTATTGAAAGTGTTGATTTTACCGCTGATGCTGATAGTGAAAAAAGTATTTTAACATGTGTTCCAACTTATGTTTATAGTAAAGAAACACCAGTTAATTTCTTTGTAAATAGTCATGAAAATTTGCCGCGATTATGAAGATATTAAAAGTTGCAGGATCTTCCTTTGATAATCTTAAAAGATTAGTTGTTAAAATTTGGAACGGTAAATCTGATACAAGAACTGCTATTGAAGCAAGTCCGTATGGAATTGATAGTAATCCTGTTAAAGACATGGTTGCTATTTACGCAAAAACAGAACTTGACGGAAACGAATATATAATCGGTTATTTGAATAAAAATAGGCTTGCTGAAATTGGAGAAACTCGTTTATTCTCGACTGATTCAACGGGCAATTTAAAAGCGTTTGTTTGGCTTAAAAGTGACGGTATTGCTAATCTGAATGGAGATATTAATGGAGGGTTAATTAAAATAGATAATTTAAAAAGTCAGTATGATGCGAATTTATTAAATATTAAAAATTCTGTTTTAGCTGCATTGTCACCAGTTGATGCTATAATGGTTACACTTGGAATGCCAGCACCTTTAGCTACTCAGATATTCACAACTGCTTATGCAAGTGTATTGAATTTAAATAAGACACCTTTAGAAAATACAAAAGTTAAACACGGAAATGGTTAGAATACACGGAAAATATGGAGTAGCTGATACAGAGGCAGAAATATTATTGACGGTTGGAATATCAGAAACAGTTATTTATTGTTTAGATACGCTTAGGTATTTTAAAGGGTCTAATGATGCTATTTCTGAATGGTTAATTTATGAAAATTATGGCAATCAAGAAAAATTAACAAGTGCTGTAAATATAAAAACTATTAATAAACAAAGTTTATTAGGAAGTGGAAATATCGTTATAAGCGGTGGTAGTTCAAATGGTTATTTCCCTAGTGGATGGTAAAAATTATTAACAATAAAAAACAAATAAAAAATGAGTTCAATTTCAAACGTATTTGCAAATGAGTTAGCCCTTTTGCTATTTAATAATACAGATATTGCCAATGTTGGCGATGTTGCAGGCTTACAAAATTCTGCTAGCGCAGGGAGTTTATATCTTGCTTTACATACAGCCGATCCTGGCGATGCAGGAACGGCAACAACAAGCGAAGCGGCTTATGGCTCTTATGCTCGCGTTGGAGTTGCTCGCAGCGGAGCAGGTTGGACCGTTTCTTCAAGAAATGTAACTAATGCCGCTGATATTGTTTTTCCTACAAGAAGCGATGTTGGAACGGAAGTTTTAACGCACTGGGCTATCGTAAAAGAAACAAGCGGCGCGAGTATTATTTTATTTAAAGGATCTTTAAGCGATTCTTTATCCGTAACATTAAACATTGCGCCAAGAATTACGGCTGGCTCATTAGACGTTAACTTTTAAACTATAAAAAATGGCAATTACAGGATTAGATTCAATTTATGCTGCTCGTGCAGCTGGAAAATATAACAAAGGTTATTTTCAAAAAGTAAGTTCAAATGGCGCCGCTTCAGTAGCAGGTCACTGGCATGAATTTTTTACAGCAAACGGAATACCAGCGGCAGGAGCATTTAGCGGTTCTGCTGGAGTTGCTACGCAAATGACTGCGGCAACACAAGGCGCTTTTCCTATCGGTTCAGCTTCTGTAACTCCGGATATTCGTCACGCTACTTCTTTAAAAATGCAAAGCCCAACCGCAACTTTAGTTCCGGGAGTTTTCTATTTAGTGGATTATTTGCTTTATTACCCTGCTTGTGTAGTTACAGGAACGCCGACAACATTAAACAATACGGCAACTTTACCACGTTACACTACTGGCGAAGGCGTACAATGTTTAGTTGCGGTTCAAACGGCAAACGGAGCAACTCAACCTGCTTTAACTTTAAGTTATACAGATCAAGACGGAACAACCGGAAATACAGGCGTTTTAACTTCGCCAGCAGCTTCGAGTGCGATAAGTAAATTATACTTAAATAACGGTAATCCTTTTTTACCTTTAGCTGGTACAGATACAGGCATCAGAAAAATAGATTCTTATACTTTAGCTACTGGAACCACAGGAACAGTTGCTTTTGTTTTAGTTAAAATATTAGCAGAGATCGATTTATACGCTATTAATACTGGAAACTTAATGAACTTTACTACTGGTGATGATATTCTTCCAGTAATAGAGGACAACGCTTGTTTAGGAATTATTGGTTCATGCGGAGGCGCTATGATCTCGAGTGCTGCTTTTAGCGGAACGTTATCAAATATATGGGGTTAAGAGGTTCAATATTTCACTCTCAAAAAAGAGTTGGCGGCGCTGGATTTGTAAACGGCGGAAGAAGAAACGAAGGTAAACCAATAGAAATAACTATTGGTTTGCATAGATCTATTTCTGTATTATCCGTTTCAAGTACACCTTCTGGTTACAGAATACCAAAAGCGCCGTTAATTTATCCTATTGCAAACGGAGGAATGGCAGGAAGATTATCAGCCGTTTTCGACGTTAATTCATCTATTATCGGAGATGGTTATATGTTAGGATCTTCAATAATAACTTTTACATTAAGCGCAACTGGCGATTTATTAGCTTCTATTAACGGAAGCGAAACGGTTACTTTTACAGTTCTTTGTGATATTCTAGGATATGGCTATATGGCCGGAAACGCAGACATTTCGGCTCAACCGACTGCAGCAGATATTGCAGGGGAGTTTTTTGCCACAATGGTAGATGGTACTTTTACGATGCGCGACGTGTTAAAAATATTAGCTGCGGTTGCCGCTGGAAAAACCAATATAACCGATTTAGGGCTTGGAAATGCCGTTGTTGAGTTTAGAGATTTAAGCGATACGAAAGAAGTTGTAACAGCTGAAATGACCGGTTCTGAAAGAACAAACGTGACTTTGGATTTGTAAAAAATAAATATTATAACATTTAAAAAATTAACTTATACTTAGCAAAATGAGTCAAAACATAGTTTATACAAGTATTCCAGCAATTCTTTCTAGTGCAACTGGATTGCAAGCGCAAATCGATTTAATCGATACTATTTTAGTTGGTATGTTATTAGCAATAAATACTGCCAATGCTTCCGGTCATTTTGAAAGTTACAAATTAGATACAGGACAAACAAAAAATGAAGTGACGTATCGTAGTTTAGGAGATCTTCAGAAAGCATATAATGATATGTTTAAAACTAGACAAATGGTTACTGCACAATTAAACAATAATCGACAAGGTAGAATTGTAAGGCTTGTTGATGGTAAAAATTTTATAGGAGGAAATATTAATGGAAACTATTAATAAAAAATGGTGGACTTCACCAATTGATTTTTTTAAACCAAAATCAAAAACTATAGAAGAATCAAATAGTGAAAATTTAGTAACGCCTAAATCATCTGCTTACTTTTCATCAAATAGTGGTAATTCAAGATTACTGTTTGTTTCAAGTTTTGATGGTGAAAAGAATTTAGGAGAAATTGGACCGGCCCAGCAATATATTCTAAATTATGTTCAATTAAGAGAACGTGGTTGGGGGTTTTATTTAACTAATGAAGTTGTACAGATTATTATTAATAGAATGACTGTATGGACAATTGGTAGAGGTTTGAAGTTAGAATCTGAACCTAATGAAATGGTTTTAAATAGTGAGGGTATTAAAATTGACCCTCAATCATTTTCTGATTTAGTTGAATCTCGTTTTAGTATTTATAAAGAATCTAAAATGTCAACTTATGACGGCATGCGAAATTTATCAAAATTAGAATCTGCATGTTATAAAAATTCAAAAATTGCAGGTGATGTTCTTGTTGTACTTCGTGTTATTAAAGGAGTTTTAAAAACTCAATTGATTGACGGTACTCATGTAATATCTCCAATGTATGGTAATGATTGGAACCCTCAAAAATTATCAAACGGAAATCGAATAATGAATGGTGTTGAGATGAATGATGCAGGGGAGCACGTCGCTTATCATGTTCGAAATGCTGATTTGACATTTAGTCGTATTCTTGCTAAGAATCCAACAACAGGTTTAACCGTTGCTTATTTAGTTGGAGGACTTGAATACCGTTTAGATAATTCAAGATGTATTCCGGCACTTGCCGGACTTTTTGAAACACTTGCTAAAATGGATCGCTATAAAGAAGCGACTATTGCAACTGCTGAGGAAAGTGCAAAAACAACTTTACAAATTGTACATGAAGCGAATAGCACTGGTGAAAGTCCATATTTACAACAAATTGTTCAAGCGCGCGATGTAAGCGCAAATGATGGCACTATTCCTGTAGATGTTCAGAATACTGAAATAGCAAATAAAGTTGCTGTAAGTACAAATAAACAAGTTTTTAATATGACACAAGGTTCAAAATTAGAACCTGTTGAAAAATCAAAAGCTGAGTTATATTTTAAAGACTTTTATTCTGTGTTTTTTGATTTAGTATGTGCCGCAATTGGAATACCTCCAAATGTTGCAATGAGTAAATACGATACTTCATTTAGTTCTGCAAGAGCTGCAATTAAAGATTGGGAACACACACTTTTAGTTGAACGTTATAATTTTTCTTTATCATTCAATCAACCGATTTATGAAATGTGGTTACACCTTGAAATTTTACAAAACAAAGTAAGTGCTCCTGGTTATATGATTGCTGACAGACAAAATAATTATATGGTATTAGCTTCATTTAGAAATGCAAGATGGGTTGGTGATAACGTTCCGCATATTGATCCATTAAAAGAAGTAACTGCAGAAAGATTAAAATTAGGTGATACTGGTGCGTCTCTGCCTTTAACTACACTTGAAAGTGCAACTGAGGTTGTTAATGGTGGAAGTTCAAAAGCAAATATGAAACAATATGCTAAAGAATTGGAAGAAAGTAAAACTGCCGGGATTGAAGTAGCTCAACCTCCAGTTAAAAATCCAATCCCGTAAGGTTGGATGCGGTATAATAAAAAAGCCTCGCAGTTATGTGAGGCTTTTTTATTGTTGCTATAATAATGCGGGCTACGCTCCGCGCGTAATATTTTTGGATATGGTTTGGGTTTAAAGTATGAATTGAATCCTATTTGTTCAGTTACAAAAATAAGTATTATAGCAGTTACTTTTATGTATACTGACAATAGGAGAAAAAGTATTATAAAAAAATAAAAAAACAATTCTTAATTAATCTTTTAGCGGTTGTCTCATTGATTCAGGATAACTATTTCTAGTTTCAATTATAACGGTTCGCAGGAATGCAGTTACTGTTAAACCTTTATTAGCTGCGATATTTATAATATCTGTTTTCAACTTCATTGATTTATTTTGTATTCTAAAATCTGATGTCTCAGAATTTTTTGCTGTTCCTTTCGCCATTGCAGTAAGTATAAATAAATTCCCCAATTAACGTAACTTTTTTTAAAATTATTTTTTACCCCTCTATTTTTACAAATAATATGCCAATAGAGGTTTTAATATACGGAGGAATTGATGAGTGTACATCTGCTGAGTTCATTGAGGAAATCAATGAAGCTTTAGCTGAAGATGTAAGTTCTGATATTGTTGTTCGTTTAAATACTCCTGGTGGATCTCCTGAGTATGCATGGGGAATGATTGCAAAGTTTTCTGAATTACAAGGAAAGAAATCTGTAAAGAATGACGGTAAAAGTTATTCAATGGGTTTATATTTTAATTGTTATGCTGAAAATTGCAGCGCATTAGACGTTACTCAATTTATTTTACATCGTGCAGCTTACCCTTCATGGGTTGAATGTGATGAGAATTGCTTCACTGATGCAATGAAAACAAATCTTGCAAACATTAATAAAAGTCTTCGTAAAGCATTCGAGTCTAAAGTTGACGTTGCAAAATTTGAGAATTTAAAAAGTGTAAAAGATAAGGGAATTACTTTAGATCAAGTATTTTCTATGGATAGCAGAATTGACATTCCGTTAACTGCTAAAGAAGCTAAACAAATTGGCTTAATCAATGAGATCATAACAATTACTCCAAGCATTAAAGCAGAAATTGAAAGTTTTGAAAAACGCGCATTTTCTGTGACAGCTAAATACAATGGAAAAATTGAAGCAAAAGAAGTAGAAAAATTTAATCAACCAAAAAATAAAATCATGACAATTGAAACGTTAAAGGCAGAACACCCAAGCGTGTATGCTCAAGTATTAGCTTTAGGTATTGCTCAAGAACAAGATCGTGTTAACGCATGCTTAGTGTTTATTGATGCTGACGTTAAAGGAGTTAAAGAAGCTATCGCTAGTGGTAAATCATTAAGCGCAACTCAAATGGCTGAATTTACAATGAAAGCAGTTAGCGCTGCAACGTTGGCAAAAATTGAAGCTGAGAACCCTGAAGTGAAAAACACTGCTGCTGGTGCTGCTGAAAAAACAGCAAAAGAAAAAGAGGTTGGTGCATTTGAATCAGCTTTAGATAAAAATTTAGGCTTAAAAAAATAATAAATGAGCAGTCAATCAATTACTTCAAATACTGGTAGCCAGTTATTTGTAAATACAGATACTTCAAAAATATTCTTAGGTGGTAATTACACTCGCCAAGAAGGTTTTATAAACAATTCAGGTTACAATCCTATTGTTTTACCTGCCGGTACAGTGATGGGACGTGTAGCATTTAGTGGAACACTTGCTCCATTCAACTCAGCTGCTAGTGATGGCACTCAGTTTGTATGTGGTATCCTAACAGATGATGTTAGTTTAGCTGCTGGTGCAACAGTTACTGCATCAATTACAGTTGCAGGGCGTGTAGCTCAAGATAAAGTTTCTTTCTTCCCTACAAGTTTTGGTATGACAATCGACACAGTTGTTTCAGGACGTAGAATTAAAGATAAAATCATGGCTGAAACTACCGGTATTTTACTTGTTGTTTCAACTGAAATGACTGATTACGACAATTCATAAATTAATTAAAACTTAAAAAAAAGAAAATATGCCAAGCATTTCGATAACAGACGCACAAGGTCTATACACAGCCAAGCTTATTGATGTTTACAAAGAACGTCCGAAGCCAGCTAATTTTTTACGCTCATTCTTCCCTTCAGTAATTTCTCCAACATTAGAAGTTTCAATTGAAGTTCAACGTGGAACTGAAAAAGTTGCTGTTGATGTATTCCGTGGTGATGATGGAAATCGTAACCAGTGGACTCGTTCAACTGAAAAGTTATTTATTCCACCTTATTTCCGCGAGAAATTTGATGCAACAAAATTACAATTGTATGATCGATTATATGCTGCTCAAAGTATTGATGATTCAGTTTTTGCTGCATTAATCAATGATGTTGTTGATCATCAATTACAACTTCAAGAAAAAATTGAGCGCGCAATTGAAATTCAATGTAAAAATGTTTTAGAAACTGGTATTGTTTTAAATGCTGGAACTAACACATCAATTGATTTCAAACGTAAAGCTGCTTCAAAAGTAGATCCAGGTGCTGGTAATTATTGGATTACTGGAACAACAAATCCTTTTGATCAATTAGAAGCTGGTTGTGTGTTTTTACGTACAGTTGGTAAAGTTCAAACTGGAACATTCAATTTAATTTTGGGTAATACTGCAAAAGCAGATTTATACAAAAACACAATCTTTTTAAATCGTCAAAACTTATTCAACTTAAAGTTGGATGATATGAGACCACCACAAAAAGAAGCAATTGGTGCTGCGTTCCATGGTCAAATGAGCTGTGGATCTTATCTTGTAAATGTTTGGACTTATCCAGAGTATTACCAAGATTCAAACAATGTAATGCAACCATACATCAATCCAAAATTAGGTATTTTATTACCTGAAGTTACCAAGTTTAAAACAGCTTTTGGAGCAGTTCCTCAAGTTGTAAGACCTGGAGCGATGCCGGTTGTTGGTGAATTTGTTTTCACTGATTATATTGATGTAGACAAACGTGCTCATTATTATGACATAGAATCTTGTCCTTTAGCGATTCCTTCAGCAGTAGATCAAATTTATACACTTCAGTGTGTTGCATAATGAGATACTTTAAAATTCATCCTAATACTTTATCAGTTGGCTATCCTAATGGAGTGCTAACTGATAAAACAAAGGAGTATCCGGAAGACTTATGGGAAGATGGCATTGCTGATCAACTTGTAAAAACAGGATTTTTAGTAGAAGTAAAGAAAACTGAAGCAAAGAAAAAATAGTTTAAAGGGGTTTAAACTTAAAATAAAAAGGTGAGTTATTAAAGTTACTCACCTTTTTTGTTAACATGGGACTAATAGATCAAGCCATAGCAGATTTACAAATCATTACTGGAAACGGCAATGATTTTGGTGTTCCTATAAAATTTACTTCAGCAAAGGATTCTAAAGTTGTTACCATAAATGGCATTCATAATAAAATTCATTTAGGAGTTGATAGTGTTGGAAATGTTGTTTATTCAAAAAATGCCACAGTATCAGTAAGTGAAGGTTTATTAACTGGTGCCGGCTATTCAGTAAGAAATGCATCCGGAGAAGTTGATATGAAAAATGACCTTGTTGATGTAAAAGACAGTTCAGGAGTATTAAAAAATTACATCATTAAATCAAAAATGCCGGATGAAACAATCGGATTAATAGTATTTGTTTTAGAAGATTATAAATGAGTGCACTTATAAATTATACAATTCCAAAAAGAACATTTGAACCTATACGCGATCGTATAGCACAAATTCTATTTGTCGAATTAAATAATCAGTATTTAAATTATAATCCTAATTGTAATGTTGATGGAGTTTATATTGAGCGAAAAAAACCAATTGATCAAACAGAATTAGCATTTGTTAATATTTCAGTTATTAATGGTGTTTTTGACAATAAAACACAAGGTAGTAAAGATGGGACCTATCAATATGCAATTGATATTTTCACAAGGGCCGCATCTGAAAGTAATAAACCTGGTGATAAAGAATCTCAAATATTACTTGAAAGTCTTTTAAGTATTTGCGATTATATTTTAGAAGATCCTCAATATAAAACATTGTTGTTTGCTCCGGGAACTATTGGAGGAATACTGGTAGGAGAAATGCAATTAAGGGAACAAAATGTTGAAGATGCAAGTAATGTATCAATGGGACGATTGATTTTAACTGTTAGAACTGGAGAAACAAATTTATTAAAATATGCTCCTATTCTTCAGCAAAGTTTTACCATATCAAATTTAGCTTACACAAATAAAGGTTATCAATATATTTCATGAGCGCAATAAATAGGGCTGCACTAGTTGCACTTTTAAATAGTAAAGTACTTACAGGAGGTAATCAAACTACTGCTCAGGGATTACGTGATACGTTTAATTCTATAATTGAATCAGTATTAAATATTATTGATGATAAAGATGCAAACGGAGGTTATTTAGGGTTAGATGTAAATGGAATAGCCAATGTTACAAAAATCAAACAATTAACCCCTCAAGGTTATTTTTTACGTGATGATGGAACTTGGCAGTCAAGCGCTGCATCTAAAATAACAGAATCTTTTACAATAGTTGGCAATACACAATTACTTTCATTCGCGCCTTTATTTTCTTTTGGTCATTATATAGATGGTCAATATGCAAGAGTTGGAGCATCTGGTAGAATTTTATCAATAGTTGGAAATTTAATAACATTTGACCAAGATTATACTGGACAAATGTTAGATAGTGTTTATGAATATTAAAAACAAATTATGAAAAAAACAATAATACTACTTTTATTATCATTAGGACTAAACGCCCAAACGATACCATTTAAACAAATTCAAAAATCAACTGGTACAGGCTCAACCGTTGTAACTAATACAGCTGGTATATTGACTTATACGGATATATTACAAAGTTCAATGATTCCAACACTAAGTACTTATATACCTTATACAGGAGCGCCTCAATCGTTTACAATGGGTAACTATAACGGTTACGCTAATAACTTTGCATCAAGAGCAACTAACGTTGTTTCGGCAGGCTCTACAACATCAATGACTGTTCTTTCTACAAGGCTACAACAATTAACAGGAACCAACACTCATACTTTTAATTTGCCAGACGCTACTACTTTGTTTATAGGGTTTACTTTTGAGTTTAATAATAATAGCTCTTTAGTTTTAACTGTAAATGATAAAGGCGGTAATTTAATAGCGTCAGTTCCTAGCGGTGGATACTGTAGAGTTTTAACTATTGCTGTAAGTACACCAAACGGAGCGTGGGATAAACATTTTTTAATGCCATCTAACGCTAGTTTTGGAACAAACCAATTAAATATTACAGGTGGACTTTCATCTAATGGAACTTACAACTATAACCGTAATTATTTAAGAGATTTGGATGCTAAAATAAGTAACATACAACAAACCACTTCAAATTCTACTCTAAGTATCGCATGGATTGGCGATAGTTGGATTGCAGGGACAACAGTTTGCCCTCCAATAGCTTCTTATTTAAGGTTCAAATTTGGTGATGCTGGTTGTGGATATTACGGGGTTGGTGCTGGAAATAATGGAAATACATTTGGCTCTAATGGTCAATCAGTAACAAGAACTAAATTTGGTTCATGGGCAAATAAAGTTGGAACTACTTATGTAAAAGCTGCTGCAATTTCTATAGATAGTACTTCAACGGTTGGAGATAGTATTTATTGGGTTGGTAATGCTACCGATTTTGTAGTTCATTATCAAAAGAAAGCAAGTGGTGGCAATTTTGTTATTCGTGTTGATGGCACAAATCCAACAACGGTAACAACAGCAGGAACTAGCACTATTGCATTTTCTTCTAAGACTGGTTTAACAGATGGCACACATACGTTAAGTGTAAAAGTTTCAACTGCTGGTAGTGGGGTTTTAATTTGCGGTGTAGAGGTTAATAGAAATACAAACGGGGTAAGAGTTCATAATTTAGGTTGCTCTGGCACATCTTCAACAAATTGGATTAATCAAGATTCATTAAGTTGGCAAACCGCAATACAACAGTTAAACCCAAATTTAGCAATTATAACATTAGGGGTTAATGATTGTGTGCAGGGTATAACAGTTCCTACTTATATAGGAAACATAACAAGAATAGTTAATCGAGTAAAAGCGGCTATGCCAAACTGTGATGTAATGTTATTTTCACAAGGTGATATAAGTGGGGTAACTACTTATTCAATTAGTTTATATATGGAAGCATTAAAAAATTACGCTTTAGCAAATAACTATGCTTACATTGATAACGTTTCTTTATTAGGAAATTATACACAAGCTAATAATAGGGGTTTATATACTGATGCTTTACATTTAAATTTAGCTGGTGGTAATGTTTTAAAATTAAACTTCTTAGACTATTTAATGGATGGTTTGCCAATGTATTATGATTACAATACTAATTTAAATTATGGTAAAAATAGTCTTTTAAGCTCGGTTGCAACAGGGACTTATAATACAGTCTTCGGTGTTAATTCAATGAGTGTAAATACAACAGGTTCTCAAAATAATGCTTTTGGTTATAATACTTTATTTAAAAATACAACAGGTTCTAATAATTGTGCTTTTGGAAATTCTGCTTTATCAGCAAATACAACAGGTTCAAACAATGTAGCGTTTGGATTTGGTGCAATGATTACAAATACAACAGGTTCACAAAATGTTGGATTAGGTTCACAGGCTTTAAATTCATTAACTAGCGGAGGTAGCAACGTGGCAGTTGGATACTTTGCAATGAGATTATCAACTGCCGCAAGTGGAAACTCTGCTTTCGGGTCAAGCGCATTACAAGTAAATACTGGTTCAACTTTTAACAATACTGCAATAGGGGCAGGTGCTTTAGCTGCAAATACAAACGGTAATAATAATACAGCAGTTGGTTATTATGCTAACGGTACGGCAACAACTGGAAGCGGTAATGTAATGCTTGGTAATTTTGCTGGGTATTATGAAACGGCAGGTTCCAGTTTGTATATAGACAATACAACAAGAACTAATTTAGCCACACAAAAGATACAGTCATTAATTTACGGTACTTTTAACGCATCTGTAGCTTCTCAACAATTAACTATAAATGGACAATTAAATTTAGGAAACGCTCAAACTTCTGTTGGTGGCTCAACAAGCGGAACGGCTAACTATTCACAACCATTTAGCGGAACGGCGTATAAAAAAGTAATTGTTTATTGTGCAGCTTTATTAGGAACAGCATCATATACTTTTCCAGTTGCATTTACACAAACACCAGCTATTGTAACAACAAACGGTCCAGCAGCAGGAGTTGTAACGGCACTAACAACAACATCAATTACAATAACAGGAGCTACAACAACAGGCTTTGTAATTATTGAAGGATATTAAAATAAATTAATTTTTTTTACTAAAAATAAAAATTATGACAAGAGAAACAATTTACAATAAATTTGTATTAATTATTGGCGATGTTGAAGATACAACAGAATTAAGCCAAGAAGAATTAAATCAAATTACAGATGAAACAAGCGCGTATTGCGATACGATTAATCCTGACAGAGAGTATCCTAAAGTTGTAATCAGGTAATGGCAAATTACATTTCAATTTTAGTTGTTTGGCTATTCTTTTTTAATAGCTTTATTTGCGATACATTTTCGCATGATGTATTAAGTTGGTGGACTTTAAGGACTAACTTATATGCCATTATATTTGGATTAGCTATATATTTAACAACTTTAAAACAAACAAGATTTAGCGAGTTTATTTGCTATGTTGGTTTAGGGTTTGCCGTTTCGGATGTTATTGATAGGGTTGTTTTTGACTGTAATCATTTTACATGGACTGATATTTTAATGATAATTTTAACTATATTAACATCATATTATAAAGTTTATGTCAGACAAGGACGTTGAGGTTTTAAAACGAAATGTAGATTTAATTCTACACTATCTTCATAATGATGAAGGTACAGGGACAAAGGGATTAGTTGCTGAGGTTAGCGACATTAAAAAATCTTTTATAGATTTTAAAATTAAATACGAAACATCACAAGCGGTTCGTAAAGCAACAATTGGGGCATGGGCTACGATTGGAGGTTTAGTGGTATTAATAGCTAAGTGGGTTGGTAGTATTATTATTAATCATTTTCATTTTTAAATTATGAATAAAATAATTGAAATAGCACAAGCGGAAATAGGGCAAGGCGAAACCCCTATAAACTCTAACATAACTAAATACGGCACATGGTTTGGACTCAATGGGGTTGCTTGGTGCGCAATATTTGTATCTTGGGTATACTTTAAAGCTGGTAACGCTTTACCTAAGATAGGTTATACTAAAGGTTATGCAGGTTGTCAAACTGCTTATGTTTATTTTAAAGCTAATGGGTGGTTAGTAACCGAACCAATTGAAGGGGATATAGTTTTATTCGACTGGAATAATGATGGGCGTTATGACCATACAGGAATATTCAAAGAAAAGATTAGTGCAACTAAGTTTAAATCAATTGAGGGTAACACTTCATTAGTTAATGATTCAAATGGCGGCGAAGTAATGGAAAGAACTAGAGATTTTAAACAAGCAATATTTGCACGTAAACCAATAAAATAATT